TTATATAAGTGGACTTAATTCTTTCTTTTTCTTTTTCAAAGAATTTACTTTTGTCAATCTTTCTACTTTGATTTTCTTCTTTAGTTCTTCTTACAAATTCTAAATGGCGCATGCCTCACAATCCTCATCTTCTAAATCTTCCCCTAAAGGAAGTGGTTCATCTTGAACCTCNNGCGTCATATGTATTTTGATAATAAGATGTTTTCCACCCATATTTATATGTTTTAAGAAGGTCTGTTGCCATAACTGACAAAGGAACTTCATTATTTTCATAATTCTCTGGGTTATATGACCAATTACCACTTATGCCTTGGTCGAAAAACTTTTGCATAACAGAAACAACTTTGATATATCCATCATTATCTTCCATATCCCATAAAAGAGTATAGAAGTTTTGTAGTTTCTGATATGATGGTACAATCTGTTTTAGAGGCCCTTTCTTGGACTTTTTAACAGAAAGGTAGTCTCTAGGTGGTTCAATACCATTTGTTTCGTTAGAAACGACACTAGAAGACTCTGAGGGCATCTGAGCAGACAAGGTTGAGTGTCTTAGACCATGAACCTTAATACACACTCTTAACTTCTCCCAGTCCTCTGTAAGGACATGTGGAGTGATTTCATCAACATCTGACTTATAATGGTCAATAGGAAGTTCACCTTTTGCATACTTTGTTCTATCAAACCATTCACATGCACCTTTTTCAGATGCAAGTTGATTAGATGCTCTCAATAAATTGTATTGGAACTTCTCTGTAAGTTCATGCACTAACTTATGTGCTTCTGGGTCATTATACTTTACCTTGTTCTTTGCAAGATAATGTGCAAGACCAATGTATCCTATACCCAAACTTCTTCTTGCTTTAGTTGATATCTCTGCAGCCATTACTGGATACTTTTGATAATCAATTAATTCATCTAATCCACGAACTGACAAATCACATAAATCTGGAAGTTCTTCTAACTTTATTGAACCTACATTGATTGCAGATAGAATACAAAGTGCAATTTCTCCATCTTCATCATCTGGATGTTGGATAGGTTTTGTAGGTAATGTAATCTCTTGACATAGATTTGACATACTTACCTTATCCAAGAATGAACTATGTGTATTACTATGGTCAATGTTTTGAATGTAAATTCTTCCTGTTTCTGCTCTTTCTTTGAGTAAGTCCATAAACAGTGTTCTTGCATTTATTTTTTTCTTAGGGATAGAATATGCTCTCTCGTACTTTTCGTAAAGTTCATCAAACTCACTTTCTCCAAATGCATCGTAGAGGTCAGGCACATCGTGAGGAGAAAAGAGACTGATATCTTCATCATTGATAAATCGTTCATAAAATAATTTAGATAACTGGATTGAATAATCTAGTTTTCTAACCCTGTTGTCTTCTGTTCCTTTGTTGTTCTTGAGGACAAGTATGTCTTCAATTTCTTGATGCCAGATTGGGAAATGGACAGTTGCCGACCCACCTCTAACACCATTCTGCGTACAACATCTGACTGTGGATTCAAATTTCTTGAGAAAAGGGATAACTCCAGTGTGCTGTACTTCTCCACCACGAATTTTAGAGTTGATTCCACGAATCCTACCAGCATTAATACCAATTCCAGCCCTCTGTGCAACATACCTACCAATAGCCATGTCACTAGAGAAAATACTTGGAAGAGTATCATCAGTGTCGACCAAAACACAACTAGCAAATTGTCTAAGAGGAGTCCTAACCCCTGCCATAATTGGTGTTGGGATGGAAATCTTAAATTGCGAAATCGCATCATAATATTTTTTAACATAATCTAACCTCGTTTCTTCTGGATAGTCCTTAAACAGAACTGCACTAATCAACATATACATAAATTGTGGTGTCTCATATAACTTTCCAGAAGACCTATCTTGCACAAGATATTTGTCCACCACTTGTCTGAGACCTGCGTATGCAAACAACATGTCTCGATTATGATTAAGATATGAGTTTAACTTATCCCATTCTTTATCATCATAATAATCTTTTAAATTCTTATCATAAACACCATGTTCAATATTCCTATCTACTATGTCTTTTAATGGTGGATAGATTTTACTATCTTTCCACTTGGTGTTAAATACATCTTTACGAATTGCAAACAACAATAATCTTGATGCAACATATTGATAGTTTGGTGATTCCAAAGATATCAAATCAGAAGATGTTTTTACTAATGTGTCTTGTATTTCTTGAGTTGACATTCCATCATAGAATGACAAATTAGAACTCATTTCTACTTGTGATGCAGATACCCCATTGATACCTTTACATGCAGCTTCAACCATTTTGTGAATCTTATCGAGATTTAACTTTTCTTTTGACCCATCCCTCTTTACAATACTCAATCCATTACCATTCACTATACTTTACTCCAGTTGTTAATTGCAAGGTTCAATGATAACCCTTGCATGGTGTTATTATTAATCACATCGATGATGTCTGGTATCCGATTGAGTACCATATCATTGATATCCTTTTGTGTTATCGTTTCTGGCCAAACACATACTTTATATCCCAGTTGACCCATAGACCTCATCTTCTTGATGATTTCTACATTTCTAGGTTCATTGTCAAATATAAGAGTAGAAGTACTCTTACTAATTTCAGATGTTACCTTAGAGAAGTCTGAACCTGCGACTGCAATGCAGTTGTCCAAAAATAAAGAGTCAATGGGCCCTTCAACAACATAAAGAGGTGAGTTGAAATCAACTTTGTCGAGATTGAAAATAAGTGGTTTTTCTTCATCGAATCGTAATGTTAAATATCTCAGTTGTGAATCATTTAATGCTCTACCTGTAACACCTATGAGATTTTTCTGTCTATCATAGAAGGGTAGAACTAGTCTTGGGTCGTTTCCTAAAACTCTCTTATTATACTTATAATCCAAAGAACTTAGACTTTGGGATTTTTCAACAAAATAGAAATCTTTCCACCATTTTTTTGGTATTTCTCTTCGAGTCAAATAGTCAACACATAATTGACTATCTTCTGCTTTAGGATACTTTGCAAGTGGGTTAGATTTGAACTTTGGTGGTTCGAAAGTAAAGTTCTGTTGTGCAACTGGTCTGGTATCTTTCTTCTTACCGAACTTTTCCATGACCCATTGTTTATATAATAAGTCATCGTGGTCTTTCAAAAAGATACCTATGTTAGTAGAATGACCACAATTATGACACTTATAGACATAGGTGTCCTTATGCACAAAGTGATAACCTCGTGCTTTTAATTTGTTTTTGGTCGAATCCCCACAATAGGTGCATGAATGGTTAAAGAGTTTATCATCTTTCCATTTCCCATTCCTCAGTCGTGAGGACACCAATTTTAGGTATTTTTTATCAATCCACAAAGACATATACTTATAATACTATAAGTCTTGTATTTGTCAAGGGTTTATTCGTTCTCTCTTACGAATAATTAGACATTGGTTTTACTGCTTTGTTATGACTGCAGCCTGTCCTTCTGAGGTAGAACCATCTGGGTTCTTGATAGTGACATTTCTATAGTAAACTACAACTTCTTGTACTTCTCTGATGTACCTTCGTAGTTCTTGCATGTTATAAGACATCATTTCATAATCACCGATTGAGAATGCAACGAAGACTACATCTCCATTGTTCATCTTTCTCATGTCATCTAGAAATCTGTCTAAGTATGTATAACCTTCTGGCCAGTCTGGATTTTCTTTGCCTAGTGAGCAGTCTCTTTTTCCTGTTTCTTTGTTTTTGACGCATGGATTTGCAATTTTTGCCTCTGATACAACATAGAACTTTGGTTCTTTCAAATCAATGCTTCTAGGCATTGTAGGTTGTATTATATCAATTTCTATTGGTTTACTGACTATTTCGACTTTCTTATTTGGTAATAATGAACAACCACTAATTGTTAGGGTTGATATCACCAGAAGGGTCATCCAACGAGTCCAATTCTTTGCTATCATTTTCTATACTCTCAAAAACTTGCTTTGTTCCATTATTAAATCTCTTTTCAATCATTCCTGGCTTTGCAACTGCAAGTTGGTTAATATTATGTCTTCTAAAAATGTCCAGATATTGATTCATTTCTTGTTCAATCTGAGCATTCTTTCTCATCATGTTCTGTAATGATTCACCTTGTTTTTCAAAGGACTCTTTCATTGCAGTCATGGCTTGTTGTTGTTCTTTAACTGCACCTTCAAGTGCAAGATTGTTTGCAGATAATACTTGATTCTGTTGGTATAGGTAAAAACCACCAAGTCCTAATACTAAAATAATACCTATCAACATTTGTTGCATTATGAATTATCCTCAATATACTGTTTTAAATCTGCAACAGTATGTAGTTCTTCTGCATCCTCATCTGGGATTTCAATATCAAATTGTTCTTCGACTTGCATAACTAACTCAACAATATTAAGTGAGTCTGCACCTAAGTCATTAACAAAATTTGCATCATCTGTAACTTGTCCTAAATCACATCCGATAGTATCTGAAATTATTTTTTCTATCATAGTTCCTCTGTCATGTAGTCCATAGGAGTTGCAGTTCTAAGTTCTACTTTATTACCTTCAAATGTTTTAAATGAAATGTATTTAGGGCCTAAACTATAAATTCTTCTGACTTCCCATGTTCTCGTGAGAGTGTCAATAATTTCACCCTCTTGGTTATACTTATTGTAACTTACAGTTAGTTGTTTATGACATTCCCACCAACTAACTATCCATAACCATGCACTCTTGAAGAACTCTGCAATTTTAGTTATCCACTTTCGCACTTGCTCTCCACTGATAACATGACCAATATCTTGCCTTCCACTTAGGGCCTGGGTCTGCACAATTATGTCTTGCTCTGAATGACTTTCTTCTTTCTGGGTTATCACGATTTATACCCATCTTAGGGTCTCCAAATCGAACTACCACAACCTTACCCTTCTCATTCTTCACATATACTTTAAACTTCTTGTTAGGGTTCTCTGATGTCCTTATAGGGTCATTTAATGTGACTTTCTTACCTTGATACTCTGCTTCTGTAAGTTGATGGTCATAGTATCCTAAACATTCTGCACAACATTCTTCTTGTGCTCTTTTGATTTGGTCTTGAGTTGGAGCTCCCTTTTCACCTTTCTTTCTCATCTTTTCACCACGAGCTCTCTTTGCACGAATATTATCCCAGAGTCCTTCTTCTAGTTCTTCACCCATTCTTAAGAACATTTTGTTTTTCATTTGACCTTTATCAGATGCAGTCATTCCTACCATCTTTGCAAGTCTATTGATGAACTGTAGTCCATCATCTCTGTTTCTTTTATATTTTTTACCCATCTCAGATTTAAGTTTCTTGGTTATGATATCAAAAACTTGGTCGATGGATGTAACTAACTTACCTTGTGTTAGTAGTTTTGATTCTTGAACTGATTTAAATGAACCTTTAAGTACAACCTTTTTCTTTTCTTTTTCTTTGTCTTTTACATGAGGTGGATGTTCATCATCATCACCAGCAACTAGAACACTCAACTGGTTAATCATCGATGTTAACACTGGTGTTGGTAACTGAGTCAATATTTGTATTTGTTGTTTTGATAAACCTTTAACTTTTGATAATACTTTTTTAACTTTTGCATTTTCTGATAGTGATTGGCCTGGTGTGTCATCTACATATCTTTTTAGAAGTTCTGGAGTTCCGATTTCTCTATACTCTGAATCTTGTTTCTTTTTCTTTTTACGAACAATAGGTTCATTAGTTGCAACTGCATCTCCAGTTGCATTCACTGGTGCATCCTCTAACATTTCTTTAAAACTCTTCATTTAACATCGTGTCCTGTAATCAACATAGACTGGTCTGTATTGATATTATATGCTTTGTAGATATCAACTCCCATGACATTATCAGATTTACCTAGAACTTGAACTCTATCTCCACGAGTCCCTATGTTATCTTCTTCGTTCCAGACTGATAGTCTTAGTTCGTATTCTTTACCCTTCTCTAGATTATTTAGGTTATCATGACCTTCTAATAAGTCAAGTACCATATCATTTTCTTTTAGATACTGATAGAAATGTCTTTCTAATGGTTCACCATCTATATTGAAATGTTCTTTGAGAAGTGCTAATGATGCAGCGTAAGATGCAAGTCTTGTCCTACCAAATGGTAGTAGTTCAAGAACTCTTTTGAGGTTAAATACTAATCTATGAAGTAGTGTGAATGAGTTTTTTTCTTCTGATGTTTTGGGTTTGACACCTTTGATTCTTTTACCATTTGCATCAATGAGACCGAACTTAAATGCATCCATCTCTTCCCATTTTCTGGTCATCATTTTAAGGATACGAAAAACTATGACTGTATCAACTACACCCATTGCACCTTCTTGTAATTTCAGTTGTGTCATAGTTCTCTTAAAACCCCTGCTACTTCCATATCGACTGGTACTTCTGTTTTCCAATCTTCTGTTATCAAATCCATGTAAATCAGACAAGTTTTAAGTACTGGCCAATGTTCTAGGTCTATTTTGAACTCTAACATCTTGATTGAGTTATCGAATCCAAATATATTGAAGATGACAATGAGATGATTGAGAATCAATCTCTCTCGTAGTTCACCATTTTTGTAGTATCTTCTTAACAGTCGTTTTAGATATCTGAACCTTCTAAGGTCTTCCATGAACTCTTCCATAGAAGTACATTGAGGGTTATCATAACACTGCATTGCAAACATGGTGAAGTTTTCATCTGTCAACTTCTCAAATAATTTCATAATTTATATCCTAGTTATTATACTAGTATATAGGTGTTACAATGTAAGGAAGTTATTTGATTTCTGCAACTACTTTAAACATTTTAGTAGGAAGTCTTTCCCACTCTACATGCAATTTTAGGTCTGGGCCCTTTGCAGAAACAAAGTTATCATCTATATCACTTGCTTCTGTATCTTTACCCTGTCTACCACCATATTGAGTAATAGGTAAAACCACTGAACCAGTTTCACCTATTTCTTCTTCTATTACAGTATCAAATTGAACACCAATCTGTTCAACCTTTCTTCCCAATTGTTGCAGTGCAGCTTCTACAGTGATGTATTCTCTGTCTGCAATACTACCTATCCAAGTATTTAACTTACCTAAAACTTTCGAATCTGATGAAAATCTGTGTAAGTCATCAGTAGGGACTCTACCCTTAACATCTGTTGACATATCATTATATGCTTCACCGATATATTTCTTGAATGATTTCATAATTTAATTCCTATTAAGCAGTTACAGTAATTGTACCAGCTGCAGTTCCTATTGAAGATGCACTAGTAATTGTTGCATTACCACCTTCTGATTTATCAACGATTGTTCCACCATTAAGTGCTAGTGGGTTTGCACCAAAACTTAATACATCACCTGCGTTTGTGGCTGCATTTGCAGCACCGATTGCAAGACTGAATGTAAGTTTGTTGGTTGATGAACCACTTGCATATGAAAGAACATGTGGGCCTCTACCAGAACCTGAGCCTTGGTTTCCATTAGTCACTGACAATGTAGGTGTTCCACTTACTGTTACTTTTTCATTGAATGTTACTGTTGCACTTAAAGTACCACCATCTGATTTATCAAATGCAGTTGACACCCAAGTAATGTGTGTTATATCTGCTTTACCTATAGAAGTTGCAAGTTCTCCGATTGCACAGAGAACCTCTTCTGGATGATTGTCAGACTTCTTAAATACCCAACCTCTTGCATCAGCAAAAGTGAGTTTCTTTTCTGCAGCTGTCAACCACTTTGGTTTGGCTTCATCTGCATCTGAATTACCCCATAAAGACATAATTATCTCCTCATAAATTGTTAGTTCCCTGTATGAGAAACTTTTTTGTTTATACTATTGTATTTATAACTTTTAATATCTTAGTCACCCCAATTTGCACTAAATCCTGTTTCTTTTTTCATATCATTTACAAAGTCCATATTTATTTCATCGTTGAATGTGACTAGAAATGCACCTGTTTTAGAGATGTATTCACTATTTATATATGCTAATCCTGTAGGTTCTGGAACATCTGGATACTTCTGGTGTAGATGCATAGGATAAGGTAGTATTTCAATCCCATTAGAAGTTTTAACATTGGGACTTTGAAATACTACTTTAGGAAATTTTCTACCTGTAAAACAGTCTCCAATCTTTTGTGGGTCATTTTGGAATGCATCCATGTATTCATTACCACCCATTGGAAGTGCAAAACTATTGTGAACATATGGTCTACAATTGTTTTCTATAAAATACAGTTCATTATCCTCACCCAATATTTGAGTAATACTTCCTTCCCATTGACCACCCAACTTTGCACATTCATTAAGAAGTGGAGTTACATTTTCTCTAATTCTTTTATCTAAATCTTCTGGAATGTTATGAACTTGAGTATTTTTAAACCAGTTTAATACATTATGTCCTAAATGTTTATTTGGAGATTCATCACATATTTCTGAAAATGTAAATGCCCATTTACCATTTGACATTATGTATGATATATTTGTTTCTATTCCTTTAACCATTTCTTCAACATAATATGGAACAGGCACTGGTAAATAAGTATGTTTCATATGATTCCATAAAACATTTTCTGTATTAATAACTGCTGAATGCCAATGATGTTTTGGTTTTAGTACCCATACATCTTTATCAATACCCTCAAATTCTAAATGATTTTCTCCTTCTGCAATAACATTAGGTAATTTTATTCCACATTGATTTGCAAGATTTCTTGAATACCATTTATCAGATTCCAATCTTATAGATTCTAGATTATGTGATATCTTAGGAATATCAAACTCATTTACAATTCTAACCCAATGTGGTGCAGTACACCATATAAAATCTATTTGATATTTCTCTATAACTTTTTTTAGTGCTGGAACACCATGAGTCATAGAGTAAAAGCCAGGAACTGGTTCTGGGTCTGGGTCAGTCTGAAAAGTATATACTGGAAAATCATCAACTGGATTTATACCAAAAGATTTATAATATTCTGGAAATTCTTCTTCATTACACTGATTGGTGTAAACTGTATGTCCATCTTTTATCAACTCTCTTTGTAAATGAAAGTTGTGGTGTTGTAGTTCTATAAATAATATATTCATTTTTCAAATTTCTTAATCTGACTANNCTGAGGATGTGTCTGGGTTAACTTTTCAATCATTTCTTGACTGTATTTAGATGCAACAGAAAAGTTAAATGCAACTATAGTTTTTCTGTTATTGCAAGGTGGTGACCTATGAAGATATCCAGATGGAAATATCAAAAGGTCTCCTTCTTGTACATCTGGTTGAAAGATATTTCCTTCAAAGTCCATGAGTTCTGTTGCCTCTCCTTCTGGTAAATCAATGTAGTATATACCTATCCATTGACAACCAAAATGATTATGCCAGTTATCATAATCACCTTTATCCATTTGATGAAACCACATGATATCTACAAAAACTTGGTAGTTTAGTAAACTTTCTGGTCTTACTGCAACATCTCTTGCAAATTGTTTTAGTAAAGGTGCAACACCTTCCCAGAAGACAATCTTATATCTCTGGTCATCTGACAAATCTAATGGTGGAAGTTGCCAATCAACATAACCACCTTTTGCATCTTTATCATACCATGTTGCATAATCTCTCCTCATCTGAAACTCTGGATAGTTTATGTTAAGTGATTTGGGATGATTATAACCATCATAATGACTTGATGCTTGTTTCTGAGATTGTTTTCCCTTTGGAAAATTCTTTATCTCATGTCTAAGATTTTCATTTAGATGATGTTTTAATTTAGGTTGGTATGTCCAGTATATCATGGTATTTGTACGACCTCATATCTGGTAAATATTTTTACTGGAAGATGTCCTACTTTTTCTCTCATTATTTCAATATACTTCATTACTTCACTACCTTTCTTAGTTTGCACTTCTTGAAGTGTACGAAATTGATAAAATGAACCATCTTCTTGTATAAATTTACATCCTTTATTAGGATAGTCACCAGTTTCATCTGGAAGTTCATCAAAAATTATCCAGAGTTCTGGTGGATGGTCGTTCTTGTCATATATGTAAGAAGCAAATCCACAATTATGTGGAAAGTATTTTTCTGGTAATTCGTATTTTAAATAATCACACCAAAATTCTTGACAAAGTTTGGGTTTATCATGTTGGATAGAACATCCAGTTGAACAAAGTTGATTACAAGATTTACCTGTTGTATAGATTAAATCGTATTTTTCTTCAAAGTGTGGAACTTCATTGTATTCATCTGCCCATTCAAGGTCTTTACCTGTAAATGGAAATACTGTACAGCATACTCTGCAATCTCCACACTCGTTGTGGTTCACATGGAACTTAATGTCTCTCATAATATAAAAGTATTTAGTGTTATTCTTTTGCTGGAACTATTGGCCCTTCTTGAGGGTCATCTTCTCTAGGGTCGAGGTCTAGTTGGGTTTGTGCTTGAGTTATATGTGATTGGTATTCTTGATTTGGTTGAATCAAAGTAAACCATTCATAGTAAATATCATCAAACTTAAGTTGTTCATTTAATTGGTCTTCACTCATCTGTCTTCTTGATGATACATTTGGTAGTGGAAATCTACTAAATGGCATTCTTTTATCGAATGGTGGATTCCAAGAAAAACTTTCATCATAAACCTTATCACCATTTGCCCAATATGCAGATATGTGACATTCTAGTGTCACAATATCACTATTAGAATCTTTAGTTGGGTTTTTAAAATCTACTCGTAAATCCATCTTCAATCCTTATGGACAAAGCCCATAATGAATACCTTGTTGAACAATTTGGAAAGTAAAAGATGGACTGACATGTGAATGATATCCAGCACCGAAAGTATTACTATTTGAATTATCTGTACCATCTGATGAATTTTTTAAATCTTGCCATCTTGCATTCATTGTTATGTATTTTGTAGAATAGTAATTTTGACATGTTGCACCAACACTATTGTAGATTCGAAAACCTCTTGCAACACTGTTCATAGTCCAGTCAGCAGTAGATGTTGAACTGTAAAGACCATCTCCATCACCTACAGTATAAACAGTACTTGATGTGGCAGGAAGAACAGGCATATAATAATTAGCATTACTTGCACCAGAACTAGTTGACCAACCAGTATTTACTACTGATATTGAACCTAGACCACCACTTGTTGCATAATTCCATGCAAAGTGGTCTGGTGCAAAACAAAAATCTGAGGTCTTAAGAGGATTACTGTCATTAGTAAAATTACCAATTGCTGTTGGAATCCATGTATATCTGTATATTTCAGTCCATGTTGATGTGCTTTTTGAATGACTAGTACCACTTGAATCAATAAAAGTTGCACTACTAACATATGGTCTTACCATCCAAGTATGTGTTAATCCTGTTGGTGAACCAGATTTAGTTGTTGTCAAAGTAGTCATAAGAAGCATGTCAAAACCTCTTATATTAGAAGAAAAACCATTGTAGTAGTCAACACCAGTCATGGTAAAACAATGATTAGATGTATCAGCAGTTACAAAAGCACTTGATGCTGTATTACTTCCAGCTCTTCCATATCCAAATGTACCATTTGGACTAGTACCACTACCATGAGAAGAAGTTCTACCACTGATAGATTCTGCAATAAAATCTGCTGGGTCTAATGCATTACTTGACTTATAAAATTGTGACATGGATATCTGACCAGAGGTAGGAATCGTAGTTGATGACCCAGAATTGTTATCTGAATTAGGAACTGGCCCTCCAGTTTTTGTATGAGAATTAGTAGACCTATACAACTCACTCATTGAGGTTGATTCATTTCCAGCAGTATGTCCTAAAAACTCAGAACCAATATTCGAACCAGCAAAATCATTATTTGCTCCACTGGATTTTTGATTTGCAGAACCACCTAATGTTATTGCACCAGACTGTTTTATTCCTGTAGTATGGTCAATAGGCATTATGTCATACTCCTCTTGATTGCACTAAGAGCTCTCATGTGAGATTGTTTGTTCTTTCCTAACAATGCAAGTAATTGTGTTTTCATTTGTGGTTTAACTTTATCCATTGCAAGAACTATTAGTTTTGCATTCTTTTGTGTTATCTTTATCTTTTTACCATCATCTAATTTGATGTCTGACCCTGTTCTTAAATCAGCTGCACCTTTGATTTGAACAAAAAGATTTGCATCTGGGTCGTTTGCACGAGGGCCCATCTTCTTAACTCTATCTCTTTGTTGAATAAAAGATTTGACTTCTTGTTCAATATCTTTATCTGGATTCCAGTCTGTAAATTTACCAGCACCAATTGCTTGTGCAAACTTTTTACTTGCAGTAGAAGAACCTCTTGCAAGATTTACTATCTTATTTATTGCATCTTTATAGTCTTTTGCCTTATTTGCAATATCTCTTATCTTGTTATTTGCAGCTGGACTGTTTGCACCGAAGTCATGGAATGCACGAGCTTCATATGCAAGAACTTCTCCATACATTTTTTGATAATCTTTAGTATACTTAGATTTACGCATGGGTTCTTTTCTTGCTTTCTTATCGCCAGGTGCATCTTTATATGCAGATGGGTCTGAATCTGATTTACTTGCACCTTTTTTAAAGTGTGCATCTCTCTTGGATTTAGTAGATTTCTTAAGACCTTTGAAATACTTTGCTGGTTGAGTTCCCTCTTTATCTTTGATATCTTTATCTTGAGGTTCTCTTTCCTCATCTCTGAGTCGAGGTTCAGTTCTATTGTACTTTTGAGTTACGATTGAAAGATTTTTCTTATCGTTATTTAAAGGATTATTGTCCTTATGATGGACATCTTTACCTAC